CCACTATGTGTGGTTTTATTTTTATTTTATGGCATTTTTATAATGTATTTATGATATATGGAAAAATGGTATCGTTGTTCGGATTAGTAACGCGCGAATGGTGTAAGCGATAATAATACGGATGCAGTTGTTGGCCACGCGGTCATGCTGATCGACACACTTGCTGCTTTGCTTGAATCAAGCACAGCAAAACTATAGGATAAGAATCCATTGGTGGTCGTAGATGGATTGACATAATTGTAGTAATTTGTCAATACAGCATTAGACATGGCTGGCGTTTGAATGCTCGCCGTACCGGCTGTTAATTGAAAGAATGTCGCTGTCAGAATCCAATAGCCTGCGCTTCCCGGAGGTAAGACGACTACCACGGCATTGGTTGCTGGCGTGAGATAAAATCCATAATTGTTGAAAGTCGCGGTGGCGTTGTTGACAAAAGTTGTTGGTGTTGTGGAGGAAGAAACGTTCCAAAGGGCGGACGGTGTGTTGACAGAGTCAAACACATTTGCCCGAGGTTTACGTAATTCAATTTCATATGTGATCCAAAGTTCACCTATGTTTACATTTGCAGCTTGACCACCTTGTGTTGCCACATACAGCGTACCTAAGTCATACGTTTTAAGGTCTTCGTTGGACGGAATGGATGTCGCCCGAACGTATTGAACCTTGTATGGATTTTCTTTTGGATCGCATTCGATTGGATGCGCAAAAGATTGGCTAAATTTCGCGTCACAAGAAAAATATTCATTGAGCAGCTCTGATTTGCTAAATGGTTGCTGATTGCCTGCTTTGTAATCGGTGTACATCATGACGGTCCCCAGCGCCGTATTTGTGCTGGCGACGGATTCGCCACTAGTTGAATTGAAATGTACGATCATACCTTTGATTGTGTATTCTTGGTAACTTTGAGCAATTTTGCTCAACCATGGGAAGGTTTGAACCATTCCGGGGTTGATGGGATACCCAGTTACATTAAATGCTCCAACTGTAGAAGATGTAATCACATCCCCTAAACATTCTTTGTGTCTAACGGTCAACGTTTGAGAATTCTTGTGCATCATTGGGATTGTTCCGGATCCTTTAAAACTACTTACCAACGAATTGGAAGAGATTTTATAATCACCTTGGCCCATCCATTTGCTTAGCATCGCTCCGAGTCCAGTCCCAACCGTGGAACCAGTAATCGGCGCCCCCACAATGCCCCCCACGGCTCCGCCTCCAAGGCCGCCGAGCGTGCGTAGGGCTCGTCCCAATGCAGTAATATTGTTGCGGGGTTTGCGTTTGGCGATGCGTAGTTTTGATCTTTTCGATGTACGTTTTACCATTTTGGTTTGTTGTCATTATAAATGCCCGACAGCTTACGAATTATAGGGATCGCAAGCTTTCGCACTCCTAGCCGGAAGACGTGACTCCTCCCACAGCTGCAGCTGTGTAGTGGGCTCTTGTTCGTTTATGCGTAATCAACCGCCAATAGCTTGCTCAACACAGGTGAGACAATGACTACTGGTAGCCGAGCAACTGAGTTGCACAGATCTTCAAATTCGGTAATCTCACGAGGCTCAATGTCATAGCGATCGTGGATCCACTCAATCGCCTCCTCACGATCAATTGGTGTTACATGTGGGGATGTTGGCTTGTGGTGTTGCATAATGGATTGGATGAAACATTCAGTTCCGCAACGGCGGAGCATCAGTAAATATGGACCAAGAATCGGATAGTTATCCGGCACATTGCGAAGGGTCGAGCCAAGGGCATATGCGACTTGTCGAACAGCGTGCGCAACATCTTTTGTTTTACATATGATTGTTGGGTGCGTCATAGTCTTAGTCAATTTAAGAACGGCTGATGGTAGTTGAATCCACTCATACAGACCCTCTGGTGACCTACGCCAAGAACCTTTGAGAAATGTGGTCGTCCCAACATCTTCATGGTAACTAGCTTTAACATTGAACCCAAGCTCCTTAGCAGATTGCTCGAGTGTCAAAGTTGGGCGTCGACTGCGCTCGTCCAGGAATCGGATTGTAGCCGATAAATTGTTCATCGAATTCATCATTGTTGTGAAGTTGACGCCTGTTGGCATCTGAACTCCCCCATTTCCTGATATTTGAAAATTGTGTTTGTTTACTACATAATCTTTCTTCACACATTCATGTGCTGTATTAATGTATGTGTCAGAAGCACCTGCAAGTTTCATCCATTTCGACCCGAAGATAAGAACTGGTCCCTCATCCTGAGATTGGTCAAATTGGCTGTAATCCGTTTCGCAGTTGGTTTTCAATCCCGGGACATCAAAATGCGTGACTGCATCATCTCCGGAAACAACAATGACCGTGACCCCTTGATGAAAATATTGGGCTATGTCGGTCAATTGAGTCTGGGTATAGCCAGCCGCGTAAACAATGCGGACTGGGTGCCCACCAACTAAAAACACTTGAGTCCCATCAAACGCTCGTTTGACGACATCGGACATCATCCTTGACTCACCTGCCAGGGCCGCGATGTATTTCGGATCCAAGTTGATCAAAATTCTTGGTTTCTTACCAAACGGCAACACTTCATTGTGTTTTACATTTACCGATTTGGTGTAGTGCTCAAGTCCATACGTGTGAATGTCATCATAAGCGACGGCTATACGTTTTCCGCGTGGACCCATCAATGCGATACAGTCCTGCTCAGTGTACATTTCAGCGTGTGAAGATTGGATAGCGCCGAGACCCTCTATTAAATTAGCCACTTTGGTCCAGCGCTTTCCACGATTTTCCGGGGAATCACATGCTGTGAACGGATCAGCATGAGTACGAGTTATCAACCCGAAAATCAAATTGCGAACATTGTTCGCAGGTTGACTCATCATGGCGTTCGTCACGACCAAATAATGAGTTTTGTTTGTGGCAGGAAAATCCCCCAATGTCATTGCTTCTCTTGGTGTAATCTCAACCCCATGGTGCTTGATTTTCATCCAACCACGGGCGATTTTATATGCGTCAGGTCCCACCGGGAATTCAGGATTCATGCTGTCCACAGTAATCACGTCGGGCATTGTGAAACTGGTAGAACACATGTCTACTTTTAGATTCCCAGCACGATGGGCTGACAAAATTCTATCGAGAATTGTGGTACGCACGGCCTTGACCTGCGACGTATTGTATACCACATGCACGCCAATGTTCAACATCCATGAAACAGGGCATGGCAGCAATAAATGGGTGATCACTGTTGCCATATGCAACAGTGCTGGCTGCCACCATCGACACGTTGTCCGATGTCGGATGGTTTCATAACCAGTTATGAGCAACTTCGCGATTGGTCCAAAAACAGCCAACAATGTCTCTTCGACAATTGGGGCTATCAAGGTTCTAACAGTCCAATTGGGAGTGTTTACAACACACGCCATCAAATCAGGCGGTGGGACAAATGCGAAAAATCTATACAAAATCGGATTGACAGATTTCCAAAGTCTACTGGCTGTGTTTTCCACAACAGCGCTTAGAGCTTCTTTGTTGCTTACATTTTTCAAAATCCATACCGTTAACTGGTTAAATGGAACTTGGACAAACCGTTTAAATAACGCTGGCGCGCACCACAATGTGGCGGCTGACACGCCTGTACCTAGAGCAAACAAAGTTCGCCAATAGCGGACGTGAAAGGGCCGGGGGTCGAAATTGATACCGCGGGCAGCTCGCAAGTTCCGTTCCGTTTCAATAAAAATTTCGCGGTCCTCGAGATACTGTGTAGATTTTTCTTGTTTTCTATAGTAAACAGCTGCTCTAGTTGTGTCGTCAATAATTCTAGATACCAAGAATGGATGGTCTTGGTTTACAGCCGTCATTTCAAAATCTTTCTCAATTTCGGTTTTAACTCGATTTGTGATTGAGTCCATTATTTGGCCAGTTGGGATTTTGACCGAATAGGTTGGAAGCAGGGCAGACATAATCTTAGTGTGCACGATAACTTCCTCGTCTAGCCAACGCCGAACTCGTTTCGGCATATATGGTGTGAACCAATAAAGCTGGATAAACATACGCGACACTTTGGGCACCCGATGTGTGGCTAGAGCTGGTTCCACAGCGTCTTTTACAGAACGCGTGACGCGGACCAACTGAAAGGGGCCAACGCTCCGCAACACCGTCATTTCTAGTCCGGGCATAGAACGATGTTGCAACCAATTTACATCAGGGTGTGGGGCATAGGGCATGGCGGCTTCGTCAGCACGCGCGGAAATTAATCCATCATGGGTTCTATGCCATACAAGTTCTCTTTTTCCGTTTCCGAAATCATCGGCGCCACATTCTCCAAAATAAAATCGAACTATGAAATAGACAATCTTGCTGTCATATCGGTTCATGAGTTCGACGACGTTCTGGGGATTCCAAGCATCACCTGCTGGAGACCCGTGATAAACGTCCACGATCAGCAAAGCTTTGTATTTGCCGTCGCTTTGACCAACAATGTTTCGGGCGCCATCCCCGGCCATGAGCCAAGGGACGACGACCGTTGACGTCATTCCGTTACGATTGAATTTTTTGGTCCGCTTGGAACCAAAGATGTCGCCGATATGTGAGCACCCCATTGTTTTGCTATCGGCAAACGCAATGCGGGTGGCCTCGTCACGACACAATGCTGAAATGGAATGAGGATTGTGGCCTATGTTTGGATGGTGTTCACACGCAATAGCGTGCTTCGTTGCGTATTGCATAGTGACCTTGTCGGATACAGCTATGCGATGCACAAAACCGTCAGAGTTCTTGGCAAGAAGAGTCTGGGCTTCTTGCTCAGGGTTTGCGGGTGGGCTCGAGATGCCTCCAGCGGGACCCTTTGGCCCACCATCGCCGGATGGTCCTGCAGGACCGGCCGGTGAATGGTTTTGCAAAGCTGGCGAAGCTTTGGTTCGGTCTCTCGACTTCACTACCCCCTTTGGAGTGGTTCGACGCATATCGTCTCCAGTTCGTTCCTGGGCGCGCTTGCCACGGCGCGACTTTGTTGCGTTACTGACAGTGGATATTCCTGCACTGGCAGCGTCCGACTTCGGTGTAGCTGGTTCCGTTTGGGCAACCAACTCTTCAGCAATACTAGGTAATGCTGGACCGTTAGCAGTTTGTGGCATAACCACGGGCGTGTCTGCAATGCGCCGGGCACGAAGATTAGCAAGGAGAGCGCGTTCCTCAGGTGTCGCTTTGTCAAGCAGATCAAGAAAGAAATCGCGTTCAGACATGTTAAATTCACT